CTTTTACAACAACGAACGCAGATGCAACAGTTACGATAACTTTTGCAAGCGATCATAATATTACTAAATATGATATTATTCGTTGTGATAATTTTTCATCCGCAACAAACTCTAATTTCGATTCCGATGATTTTGACGATACCAATTTTATGGTTACATCCGTTCCAACTTCAACAACGATTACTGTTGAAATGGAATCAGTAGAATCTGGATCAGGAGCAAGCACTTCTGGTGGAGTAAGAGTTAAACATTTTTATTCAATAGGACCTGCGGTTGAAGAATCAGCTGCTGGTTGGGGCTTGGGGCTTTGGGGTGGAACTGTTGCTGGAGAAATTACGGCAACATTAAATGGCGCATTAACTTCAGGTTCAACGAGTATAGTTTTATCCGATTCAGGATCTATGCCGGCAACAGGAACAGTTTTAATAGATAGTGAAAGAATTGCTTATACATCAAACACTACAGGAACAGATACTTTATCAGGATTAACAAGAGGATCAGATAACACAACAGCTGCATCACACTCAGATGGAGCAACTGTGTCCGATGCATCAGATTACACTAAATGGGGTGCTTCACAAACAGGTGACATTGTAACGGCTCCTGGTCTATGGTCTCTGGACAATTTAGGTAATACATTAATTGCTACAATATTTGGTGGTGAAACATTTACATGGAATTCAAATGCAGCGGGTGCAACGTCTACAAGAGCAACAATTGCAAGTGGCGCACCAACAGCATCAAGAGATATGTTAGTGTCAACACCTGACAGACACTTAGTATTTTTTGGAACAGAAACTACGATTGGCACATCGTCAACACAGGATCACATGTATATTAGATTTTCTTCTCAGGAAGATATTACAGATTACGTTCCTACAGCAACCAACAGTGCCGGTACACAAAGACTGGCTGACGGAACACGGATCGTTGGTGCGATTAGAGGTAGAAATGCAATTTATGTATGGACCGATACCGCATTATTTATTATGAGATTTGTTGGAGCACCTTTTACATTTGCCTTTGAACAGGTTGGAACTAACTGTGGTTTGATTGGTAAGAATGCTTGTGTTGAAGTTGATGGTACAGCTTATTGGATGTCAGAAAATGGTTTCTTTAGATTTGGTGGACAATTAGAATCACTACCGTGTTTAGTTGAAGACTATGTTTTTGATGATATTAATACAGTTCCAAAACAACATATTTATGCAGGTTTAAATAATTTATTTGGTGAAATTACTTGGTTCTATCCGGGTAGTGGAGCGGCTTCTAATAATAGATCGGTTACTTATAACTTTATGGATTCAACATCAGAGCGACCTATATGGACTACAAGTTCACTTGCTAGATCTACATGGGCAGATTCTGCGGTATTTGGCAAACCTCATGCAACAGAATATGATTCAAGTGCAACCAGTGATACTACAGTTGGCAACACGGATGGTGTTACTACTTACTTTGAACACGAAACAGGAGTGAATCAAATTAAATCAGGTTCGGCTACAGCTATTGCTGCAAATATAGAATCTGGAGATTTGGATATAAGTTTAACAGAAGGTGGTGGCGCATCTTTACAAGGAGATGGTGAATATATAATGAAAGTTAGAAGAGTGCTTCCAGACTTTTTACAACAAACTGGAGATGCACAAGTAACTTTAAACTTAAAAAATTATCCAACAGACTCACAAGTTAGTTCGTCATTAGGTCCATTTACATCTACAACAAGTACAACAAAAATAGATACAAGAGCACGTGCACGTGCTATATCTTTAAAGGTTGGTAACACAGGTACCGGACAACACTGGAAACTAGGTACTTTTAAATTAGACATACAACCGGACGGGAGAAGATAATGGCATTAACAATGGAACAATTAAATGCAATATATAATGACATGAGTGTCTATGGAGATACGTATAAAAATACTGTTGCTCCAAAAGAAGTTAATATTCCTTCTGGTATAAATAATATTGATTTAACTTCTACACCAATAAATAACATACAACCTTATCTACCTATTATACCACAAGGTGATGGTCGAGATGATATTTTTGAAAAAAGTTATTATAAATACAATGACGATAAAGATCCTTTTTTTAAAACAAGAGAGAATAAAACAGGACTAGCAGCTTTGTTTGAGCTTTATCAAAAATACTCACCACTAGCTAACATTATGAAAATGGGTAAAACTGGAATTGAAACAGCACAAAAATATTTTGTAGATAAAAAAGAAACTGAAAGATTAGAAGCATTAGCACAAATAGAACAAGCTAGAAAACAAAAAGAAGCACAAGCAACAATAGCTGCAGCTGAAAAAGCACAAAAAGAACAAGCTGCAAGAGAAGCTGCAACGGCGGTTAGAGCAATGGCAAAGAACCCACAAGTATATAGAGATGCCGGTATAACTTCAGGAGGTTTTGCTTCTCAAAATACAGGTACTAATCCAAATTTTTCCAATAGAACCGGCAGAGGAAGAACAGGTTACGGCACAGGAGGCATCGTTACTTTATAATGGCTAGAATAACACAAGTATTAACTCACCCTAAAAAAGAATATAAACAAGAAGTAGCAGAATCCTTGAACCGTGATTTAGCTGCCATAATACAAAAATTAAATTCAACATATCAACAAGATTTAAAAGACGAAATAGAATCGTTTAACTATTTTATAAATTAATGGCTAACTCATTTGTAAATAAAAAAGTAGATTTAACTAGCACAGCAGCTACAACACTGTATACTGTGCCATCAGCTGCAACAGCGGTTATTAGATCTATTCTCGTGTCCGAAGATTCAGGAAGCGCGGATACAATAACGGTCACTATTACAGACACAGCTGATGCTGTATTTAGCGTGTTTAAAGTTAAAGCGATCGGTGCTAATGGGACCACGGAACTGTTAACTGGACCTCTGGTAGTTGAGGAAAGTGAAGTCATAAAAGTGACAGCGGCTACGGCTAATAGGTTACATGTAGTATTATCAGCCATAGAAATTAAACCAAGAATCGTAACTTCATAGGTTGATTTATGTGTACAAACAAAGTATTATTAACAACTCAGGTTAAATTCCTGCCTCTAACAAATTAATATAAAAAATTATGATAGACCAAGGAATTAAATCATTAGATACAGGCGCGCCGGATATTACTTACGAAGGTAATGAAGGTGTTAAATCACCGGAACAAGAACAACAAATGATGATGGCTCAACTACAAGAAGAGTATGACAAGTATATATTTGAAATGGAAGAACAAGGAATACAACCAATGTCTATTGAACAGTTTATCGAACAAACTATGGCTGAAGGACAAATGTCTGGAGGTCAACCTTTACCAAATGATCCAACAGAACCTGTAAATCCTTTTCAACCAAAACCAATAGGACCCGTATTACCAGACAGACAGATGGCTGCCTTTGGTGGTATCATGGGCCTTGATCAAAGAAGACAATACGGCATAGGTAGTAAACTTAAAAGAGCATTTAATAAAGTAACAAGACCATTTACTAAAGTTGCACAGAAATTAATGCCAAAAGAATTAGCAGGTATTGCACAATACGCTTCACCTTTTCTTGGTCCTATTGCAGGACCTTTAGCATATGCAGCAGGAGCCGCAAAACAAAAAGGTAGAATCAATCCTTTTACATTAGCAATGATGGCAGCACCTTATATTAGAAAAACACCAGAAGGTTTTGGTTATGGTCAAGCTACAGATTTTGATAAAAGTTATGGAATTAGAGATTTACTTACAGGCGGTAAAAAAGGGGGTTATTATGAAGAACTTGGTAAAAAAGGTTTATTAGAAAATATTAATCTTAAAGATGGTAATCTTGGACAATACACAGATGAATTTTTATTTGGTAAACCAGAAGGAATAAATACTATAGAAAATCTTGATGGAACAAAAGAATTAGGAGATGCTGCGGGGTTAATTGGTAGTGAAGGAGAAATGTATCAATTGTTTCCTGGAGAAGGAAGTGAAATTGATGGACTTTTATCTACTAAATTAGGTTCCACAGCATTAGCAACAGGAAAAGATGCAACTAAAATAAGCAAACTGAAACTCGGATCATGGGCCATCGGTATTGTATCAGGAATACAAGCTGGTAAATATGCAGATGAACAAGCAGCAGCAGACGCAGCGGAAGAAGCAGCGTTAGCCGCAGACTCAGAAGCATCAGAAGCAACTCTAGCAGCAGCAAGAGCATGGGCTATAGAAACATTTGGTAGCATGAATGTCTATGCTGAAGGAATGGCAACAGGTGGTAGAATTAATAAAAACATGGGTGGAGAAATGGACATGGGTGGTATATCCTCATTACAAACTCAACAATCAGATGTTACACCACAAGGAATGGAACTTGACTTACGTGGCGGAGGGTTTATACCTATAGGAAAAGCAGAAAAAGCTGATGACGTTCCAGCAAGAGTCAGTAAAAATGAATTTGTATTTACAGCAGACGCTGTAAAAGCTGCAGGCGGCGGAAGTGTAAACGAAGGCGCTAAAAGAATGTACGACACAATGAAACGATTGGAATCACAGGTAGGATAATGGCTGAAACTATAACTAATATAACACAACCGGCACCGATATTTGAAGAAGGTGCTAAGAAGTATTTATCAGAATTAACAGGACAGACGGATGTCAGCAGAGCGCTTGACACATCCAAATTTGCTCCAGGTGTAGCGAAACAAAATGCATTAGCGCAAGCAATGCAACAACAAGCAGCAACACAAGCGGGTTTAGGTACTCTAGGATTTGATCAACAAGGTGCAATTAGTGGCACAACTGGTGCAACAGGCATTGGTGGTTATCAACAATTTTTAGATCCAGCAGCAGCACAAGCAGGAACAGCGGCATCTACATTAGGAAATGTTAGAGGTCAATTAACAGGTGCTGGAACAGCAGCAGGATTAGCACAACCATTATTAACACAAGCAGGAACAGATATAGGAACAGCAGCTACAACATTAGGTGGTGCAGCAGGTTATCTATCGGGTGCAGCAGGTTTAACTGGACCAATGAGCACGGCTCAAAGACAGGCTTATGAAAGTCCTTACCAATCACAAGTTAGACAAGCAACTTTAGGTGCATACGACACACAAGCCGAAGCACAGAGATCAGCAGTTACACAACAAGCAGGATTAGGTACAGTTGGTAATTTAGATGCAGGTAGATTTGGTGTACAGCTTGGAGCTTTTGATGCACAAGTAGCAAGAGACAGAGCTTTAATGGATGCACAATTAAATCAACAAGCATTTGGTCAAGCTCAAGGTGCAAGACAACAAGATTACGCTAACCAATTAGGTTTAGGACAAGCACAACAACAATATGCTGGTGCTCAAGCAGGACTTGGTAGTCAAAGACAAGCCTTAGCACAGTCGCAACAACAATTAGCAGGTACTCAATTAGGTTTAGGTGGTGCGGAACAACAACTAGCACAACAACAATTAGGTCTAGGTCAATACTACGGTAACCTAGCACAGCTACAACCACAATTAGCAGGACAACAACTTGCAATCGGTCAAGGCTTAGCAGGTGGAGATTTACAATACAGACAAGCTGTTGAAGATGCTGCAAGACAAGCTAATCAAATGGCTCAGTACGAACCACTACAAAGATTAGATAGATTTGGTCAAGGATTAACGGGAGTTATGGGTGGACTAGGTAGCGTTCAAACACAAACTAATACAGGTGGAGCAGCAGCTCCAGGAGGAGTGGGTAGTGCGATACAATCAGGCATTGGTGCGTTTGGTATGGGCAAATTATTTGGATTGGGTGGTTAATGAATTATAAAGTAATGAAAAGACCGATGTTTAGAGTAGGCGGACCAACGTCCGGCGGCACTGGTATTACGTCTGGTCTTGAGACACCTAAAAGAGGATTAGTAGATGAACCAGGAAGTTATGCTGGATATCAAGATTATGTAGACATGATTCCTGAAGCATTTAAAAAAAGAAGAACTGGTCTAGAAAATCAAATGGGATCTATAGGACCAATGGCGGCATATTCAGCAATAGGAAGTGGAGCACTAGAAGATGTTCATAGTATTGGTGACCTAGCTATGGCATTTGGAAACCCTGCAGTATTACAATCTGTTGTCGGTGGAATGAGTGCTAAAAATAAATTACAATCTAGTCTTGATGATGTAGATTTAAAAGAAGCAACTACAATGGCAACGTTGTTGAAACCTAAAAATACTAAATCCGCTATGAGGGATCAAATTGCTCTTTCGAATGAATTAAATGTTTTAAGAAATAAAAAAATTGCAGACGGCGCAACCCAATCAGAGATTGATTTCCTAGATGCACAAATTGCAAAAGTTTTATCAGGGGATACACCAATAGAAGAGTTATTAAATATAATGGGTATGGCAGAGGATCCTTCATCTAAAGGTGAAATTAGAAGAATATATAAAAATTTAGGTAAAGAACCTCCTTCTCATTTACTAAAAGCAGAGGGCGGAAGAATTAATAAACAGATGGGTGGTGGATTTGATGTGGCTCCTGAACCACAAGCAGTATCTCAAGAACAACA